TTTTAGCAATAGCCTCACGTGTTAATAGGTTTGAATTTTCACCGTTATTGTTGACTTTTTCACCTGGTTTTTCTGTTTCTATATCAGTATTATTACTGCCACCATTTTGTTTGTTTATTTCCCAGTCAAATAATTCTTTCTTGTACTTACGTTCGTAAGCTGCTTCAAGATCGAATATTTTTGTCTCACGGGAATATTCTGCAATTTCAAATGGGTCAAAAACAGGTCTACCATCGTTTCCATCGTATTTGGTTTGCAAATTTTTAAGCTGAGAAGTATATTCTCTAGCATTATTTTCTGATTCTTGCTGTTCACGAGTAAGGAAACCCTTTTTCGTTAAAGCAGGAACAAGAAACTCTGCAATCCTTTCGACATCAACATTGTCATTATCATTGGTTGGATGTTGGGAGTTTCTAAGGTTTCGGTTTTCCTCTTCTAACGCAGAAATGCGATCTCTTTCAAGTTTTAAAGCTTGGTCGAATCTACTCTTTGGTATTTGAGGTTCGTTACCGTAGTTGTCATTTGACGGGATGACTGAATTATCGTCTGGCATATTAGTTCCTTTCGCCTCTATCGTGGTGCGACACGTTGGAATTATTAAAGCCGTCTGTGATGTCCCAATCACAAGCCGGAAACGGAGGACAAGGTAAGGAGAGTACCTTATCCGCCAATTCCGGCCAATGATTTTATCTTTTAAAAGTGCTACTAGGTGTGACCCTAGATATTTATACTATAGGTCTAAATCAAATAAAAAGCAAATGCTTAGTATTTTAGAGTAGTTCCACTGTAGATTTTATTAGGGTCTTTGATGTTGTTTTTAGCCATCAACGAACCTACGGTAGTGTTTAGTTTTCTTGAAAGTTGAGATAAAGTATCTCCAGCTTTTACTAGGTAAGCATTTCCATTATAGGCCTTTTGTGATGAAGGTGGAGTTGTCTTTGGGATATTAATTTTATTACCAGTGTATATAAGATTAGGGTTAGAAATGTTTGGATTAATGTTTGCTAATTCTTGCCATGTAGTACCATACTGGTTTGCTATCTTAGACAAACTGTCTCCAGCTTTTACTAAATATTCCTCCATTACTGGCTGGTTAGGATTTTGAGGCTTGTTTTCGTTTCTTAAACTGTATTGTCCGTCTAGTTGCAAGTTGCTATCTTTATTGTAAGCGTTAGAAGGCTTGTTTTGACCATTCAATCCATATTGGCCATTTAGTTCAACATTACCATCGGACGCAAAAGCAGGTTTAACTATTTTATTAGCTAAAGCATTAAAGCTAGGAACTGGAAAACCATTAGGTTGAGCAGTAGAAGCAACACTTGGTTTACCATTAGCTATTTTAGTTACGTCTGCTCGTTTACCACTAGAATCATAGTAGTTTACATGTAAGTGTTCTTGTTGAACTTGTCCGTTAGGTACTCTTCCTGAATTTCCAGTATGGCCTATAATAAATTTTTCATTAGGAATAGTGTCACCTTTCTTTACATTTACATCATTCAAGTGGGCAAACTCTAGCATTTCACCTGTTTTTGGGTTCTTAATAACGACTTTATTGCCATAATAAGACTCACCTTGACCAGCAAAAACTACTTGCCACCCTTTCATTCCATATAAATTTGAGCCTTTTCTAGCTCTGTAATCAGTACCTTCATGACCTCCTGGGCCATAAAAAGAGTATGTTTTAGCCCCTTTTTGTTGGGTTACATAAGGATTATCAATGAAAGATGATTGATAATCTTGTATTGCTTTATCTAGTTCATTCATAATTACATTGGCATAGGAACTGCAGCATCAGGACTCATAGCAGGGGCAGTTTCTTCACCTTGAGATAAATCACTAATTGGAGCTTCTTGTGGAGCTTCTGGTTGTGGCATTTGAGGCCCTTGCTTGGCAATTGTAGCGATCATTTGCTCTTTTATAGCCTTATCTATAATCTGATCCGTATCAGTGTATTTAAGAGCCTTTAGTGCAGTATTACGATCGATAAGACCTGCAGTGTAATGCTTATATATTCTTTGTTCCATAGCATCTCTTGTGAAAGCAAGCCATGAACCAATAGTTACCCGTACATTTTCTTTTTCTCTAAGTACACAGACTGGAATTTTTTTACCCTTATAAGTAACAAAGTCAGGGATGTTAGTAGCTGTCTCACCAATTATTGCAAAATAGTCTGGCAAACCATCTCCGTCTTTATCATCTGATTCTATAACTTTAGTAGATTTTAAGTTTCTTGCATACATCTTAAAGATTGCCTTTGCAGTGTTTACTAAATCAATGTGGAAGTTTTCAGTAAGATCTTTTAAGTTGTTTGCATCACCTTCTTGTAGCGCTTCAATAGCAATACCTGCGGTTGCTCCTGACGGGATACGTCCCAACGAAGCATCATGTTGACCTCCAAGGTCTTCTAAGTAAACATTAAGACGATTGATTTGGTTATCTACAGATGCAGCCATCGATGGAGCATTTTCAATAACAGGTCTACGTCCTGGGTTGTGTTCAAGGATAACACCATTTTGATTGTTGATTATTTTTACACCAGCATTACGAGAAACGATATATCTTCCCTTTGCAAACATGTGATGGTATTCAGCTTCTTGAGATTCAAGAATATCAAGCATCTTTTGGACAGGTATCAGGTGTTTAACCCAACCTTCACCATACATTTCTCCAGGGTTTACATCAGAACGATAAACTAAGTATTTATCTTCCATCTTTGTATAAGGAGTTTCTACGTGTCTGAGGAACGATGAGTTAGTAAAAGCAACTAAGTTTATAGTTCCACCTAATTTATTAGGTTTGTCCACAACATAAAGCATTTCTTTTACTATTGTGTTTCCATCAAGTTCTCTGTCAACATTTTGTCTACCGTATGTCATATCTTCAAGAGTTTGTTTTGCGTTTGATACAAACAGTTCACCGTCTTGGGATAAAGTTCCTTGTCTTTTTTCATATAACGGATCAGCAGCAACTTCTGAGATATTTCTTTTTACAGCTTTAGTTATTCTGCGAACATTAGCAGAGTTAACACCACCGAAATAAACATCATAAGGATCTAACACAGTAAATGTTGGTTCTCTATCTTTTGGATTCCAGCCTAATTCAAGTATTCCGATTGAATATTTAAGAGCTTGAAAAACTTTTTGTTTTGAAAAGTCTTTTAGATTACCCATTTCCCAGTGAGAATCAAGAAGTTTCTGTTTATATCCAGCTTCGTCAATTGCTTTATCAGATTTATTTGCTGGGTAAACATCCCATTTAGGGTCAAATTTAGTGACGAAACCGCGAACTGAACGAATAGTTGAATATATTTTATTAATAGGGAAGCGGACATTACCTTGAGCTTGGATAGTTTCAACACTAGAAGTGTCGTTATTCCACTTAACAAAGTGATTTCCTTTAACGTAATTATCACGGACAAACCATTCTGCTTCTAATTGTTGACGATTTTGTACATCCATTTCAAATGCACGTTGAAATTTAACCAGTGTTTGAGCATCCATAGGGAGTGAAGTTTCTTCCTCCTTAACGATTTCAGGTTCTTTGTTAATTTCTTCTTCTACACTATCTATTTCAGCTTGAATTTCAGCCATATCTGCTGGTAATTCAGCCTCTCCAGGCATCATAGAAGTTAAACCTGTACTCATTGCTAATTCTTCTTGAGGTGTTAGATTTGCCATATTTTTTGTTTAATTAAACACGTGTGTGTGCTTTTCTGTCCAATGCTGCAGCTAACTTATCAGCATCGACCATAGATAAGTCTACATAACTTTCATTTAAAATACTATTGGATACTTCTTCACCACGTAGATTGTCTGTCTCTGTTGGTTCTATGCCTTTAAGCCTTAACTCGAGTCTTTCCAAGTGTTTTGCATGTATAACGTCTTTGATTATGCTCTGAATTATTAACGCTATAACTATTATTATAAGACTAATTTCTATATTCATTTTTATTTAATAATTACTAAATGCTCCGACATCTCCACCAAAATCGTTGGCATATAAACGAGTATTGTCGTAGCTATTGATTGTGATTGAATTTTTTTTAACATTACCAGCGTTACGTCTATACATTTGGCAACAAACTGCTAATGACATTACGCGGTCATCAAAGCACCCTGATTGAGCTTCATCTCTACCTTTTTTATTCTTTGAGAAAGTTGTCAACTCTTTAATAGTGTCTTTGTCGTGTAAAACAAGGTCTCTATTTCTAATAAACATTCCTAAATCTGCAATCATTATAGGTCTAGTTTTAGAAGTAGTTTCCCAACCAAGTTTTGAGGCAGTACTTTCACCGAGATCAGTTACATCTTCTCTAAAAAATAACATTGGATAATAAAGTTGGTTCAAGATTGCTAGCGTTGCTACACCTTGGTTGTTTCTTTCAACTCCAAGTAAGGCTGTGTTATAAAAATATCCCAATCTTTCCAACTCTTTTGCAAAAGCATCAGCTGGTAAGTGTCCATGCCATACAGCAACTTGTTCCATTGTTCTGTTTTTAATAACTTGAGCAACAGAAAAATCATGAGATTCTGCAACGTCAGCTCCAATACTATAGGTCTCTCTATCATCTGGCATTTCCCATATTTTTAGGAAGCCTTTATTTGTTTCTTCTAAGGTCAAATGTGTCTTTGTACCCACTAAATTACCGCATTTTTTAGGTTCTGTGGCGTTTTTTTCGTACCAATTTAAGGCATGCTGGTCAAAAGTAGGGCTTCCTGAAGAAATAAATGCAACTTCTGGAGTAATTGGATATTCTTGGTTAAAAGCATCTTCATTAGCAAATTCACGCATTTTTTTCTTTCTCCAGACCATTTGTTCAATATCTAGGCCATAATCAAGCATATATTGACGTTCTTCAGCACTTGGCTTCCAATTATCAACATTAGCCAACCTATAGTCACTATCCTCCTTCCAAGAGAAGAAGTGAGGGGTAAAAGATGAGGCGTTATTGACTGATTTTTCCCATTCGCGATGAAAGAAGTTACCTTTACCGTTAGCAGTTGTTTCTAAAAACACACGTCCATCTTTAGGAACTGATTGCAAAAGACCAGTCATTAGGTCGTCTGCTTTGTCGTAGAAAGCACATTCTGAAGCGTGTAGGTTGTTAATAGTATCTCCTCTACCGAAAGCTGATGCACGAGCTGTACCTATGTAAAAAATTGAATTAATTTTATCATTGTACATTTCGTTTCTTGAATTATATTTCAAATCAATACCTAATGGTTCAATGTAGTGTTTTACTTTATCTAAGAGTTTAACAGTAGCACTAGCTTCGTGAGATATACATACAGAACGTGAGTTTGGTTTAAATAAAAAATCTAATGTGAAGAGGGCTAAGATAAAAGATGAAAAACCTTCTTGACGAGCTTTAAGAATAATATCTCTACCAGTCATCTCGGACAGAAATTTATCTTGAGCAGGCTTTAACTTAAACGGTACATTTTTAGAATCTTTATTGACGATTTTAAACTGTCCTTCTATGACGGTTTTAATTTGCTCTTTAGTCATTGGCATGACCTATAATAGCATATTTTTATTGTTACAGGTCATAGAATTGAACTACGATTTTAGGATTCAAAGTCCTAAGTCCTACCATTAGACGAACCTGTAATAGTTGCAATCCTAGGGGTTGAACCTAGTCTATGAAATTATGAGTTTCATGTGCTTCCGTTACACCAGATTGCATCGGTAGTGGACGTGTTGGCATCGAAGCCAAGTGCCTCCTAGCCTTTCAGCTAGTGGATAAACCTTTCACGCCCTTTTAAGTTAAGTTGCTTTTTTAATTGTTTTAATAGTATTTTTCACTGTTTTACCATCTTCTTTTATTACTTGAGCCTCAATAACCCTAGTTGGGATTGTTTCTACATTTTCACCAAATTTAGATAGAAGATCTGAATATACATTAACTTGAGTATTAGTTTGGTTTTTAGCAACACCACCTCCAAAAAACTCACCAGCTTTGACGAGTTTTAGAATATCTTTTTCACGAGGTATAAGTTCTTTTATTCGTTGTTTGGTTTCAAATAAACCAACCATATCTATGTCTTTCATTGCTAAACGGAAGCTTTCTTCAAAGGCAACCATTGAATCTGGGGTTGGTTCTATTGCAGCTCTACGTACGGTAGTAGGTGATAAGTTAAGCCATCTAGCCAATTGATCCCCGCCCCAACCTAATTGATACATAACCTTACCTGCAACTCTTCTTTGTTTAAAAGAATAGTGTCCTTTTAGAATTGCTGGTTTACCTTCATTTTCCATTTTTTTTCTAGGCATAGGTTAGTGTATCAAAAAATAAATTAAATTTGTAATAAAAGTGAGACATTAAAGTCTTTTCCAAGCTCATTAGGAGTACCATGACAGTATGGAGAACAGAGATCTATACCAATAGTAGATTGTTCTGAATCTATATTAGAACAGTATCTTCTTGTTGGAACAAATGCCCATATACTGTTTCTTTCACGTCTTTCTCTTCTTTCACTAGGGGTTCTATCTTCAACTCTAACCTTATAGGTTTTTATTGGTTGTCTTAATTTCTCAGTGATTATAGGGGTAGAAGTTCTTAATTTTGTATCAATTTTCACTGCAGGTCTTTCTACTTCATCTTCGCGATGGTCCTTGTAGTAAACATTAAGAACTTTATATCTACCTCGAGATAATTTACCAACTTCTAACTTTTCACAAAACACGGCCGTACAAATAATACCTCTTTCATTTAATTGGTTAATTATAGGAGTTGCTATCTCAGGGTTATTATCTTTTTTCATTGCAAAGACTAATCTTTTTAATCTATCGATCAAAAGATCAGTTGTACACATATGGAGTTGTTCATCAGTGACAAAAGTGTCTGAATAAACAGCTCTTAGTTCTGGGTTATCCATAATTTCTTCTACTACAGACATGTGAGAGTCACTTCTGTAAAATCTAATATGTGAGTCGCTTACTCTACTAGAGTTTAATAAGTCGTTAACTTGCCTAACACTGTCTTCAGTAATTAATGAGTCTACAGGTGATGGTGGAAGTGATTGAGTCTCATAACTTATAGAAGCTCCCATAGGTGTTGATTGAATTTCAGTATGTCTAGGTACAATGTAAGAGTTTCCATACATAGCGCTTGAAATTAAATCATCTCTCATTCTATTTCTTAAAGTTTGTAACCTCTCAAGTTCTCTACTCCAATTTTCTGGTATAAAGTCTGCTTCACTGTAGCTAACAGCAGCAAGTCTTTCATTTCTTTGTCTTCCTAGTAACTCAGTATATTCTGACTCTAACCTACGTTGCATATTTAATGCAGCACTTAATCTAATTTGGTTTAAGTGAGATATATGTTGCATGGCTTGGAATCTTTCTATTCTGCCATTTACATCTGCTAATCTTTGTTCAAGCTGTCTTCTTTCATCTGATAAATTTGTTATGTTTGGCATTTGTTTTTTCTCCTTTTTTCCTTTTTTCCTTTTTTCCTTTTTTTTATTAACTAATTTTAACTTCTATCTGTTGGTTACTTAAAGCCATTAGCTTTTGTAATTCACCAACTTCGTATTCACCAATATAGAGGGTTACTTTATATCCACCATCTATCTGAGGTCCTTGAAATGTAAACTTATCTGGGTGCAATAGAATTGCATTAGGGTGTAATGTAATTACTTCTTTAGTATTCATTGTCGTAGACTGGTTCTTCATTGTTTTGTGAGTTTGGTGAAGAATAAAATTGTTTACCAGTTGATATTCCTGAAATATTTAATGTGCGTGCAGAGCCAAGTACTGGTACTTTAGGTGTTGTAGGAATTGTACCCATTTCAATTATTTCAGTTGTAACAGGTGTAACTTTTGCGAATGGAAAATCAAACTTCGCAAGGTAAAATGGTTCATTTTTATATTTGTTCGGGTTACGAGCAAATTCTCTTATTGTTATTTTTAACATTACTTACTATAACAGGTTTTAGACATGATGTCAAATATGTGTTTTAAATACGTCAGTAATAGGTCAAAAATATGTCATTAACCTGTTTATAATGTTCAATAAAAATTAGCGAAAATTTTTTTTATTTGTGTGTGTGAGGACCCAGAGTCTCATCTAACCAACCCTATGTGAGGTCAATCGGTTTGAACCCCTACTTTGTTTCTATGTTTGCAAACAACGTCGCAAAAGCTAGATTGTGCGACACAGCCTATAACAATTTAATAAACAAAGTTAACCTATCTTATGGGTATATTGCTGTATACATTATAGGACTGAATATAGACTGTTAACATTATAGGTTAATTGTTAACATTATAAGTTATGTTAAAAAGTCTTAATTATTTTGTTTTATTTTAGCTGTTTGTTAGGAGTGTTAATGTGAAAAAATTTAATATCCAACACCTAATCAAGTACACAATTACCATACATACAACTACTCTCTTTATACTCTTATTACTCTCTATATATTCTTTACAATCATTTTAAATTCATTTTAGATCCCGCAAACACTAATATTTAACAAAAAGTACACGATATAACGTGCCTATCACTTCATAATAGCCTCTATAATGCACGATATTGTATCAAGTAGTATTATTCATCATTTAACATTCATTTAGCAAACAAACAAAACAAAAAGCAAATATCATTTATCCCCTTGTACAAGTATTTTAAAGGTGGTATTATCTAACTATCAAGATCATTATTATTACATCTTGAATAAAAACGAATATGAAAAAAATCAATATCTCAATTGGCTCGAACAATGAAACACATATATTAGAAAAAGACAAAGCACTAGCCATCTTATCGAATGAATATGAAGGCATGAGTGTCACCGAAATAGTTGGATACTGGAAGGGTGAGCAAGAAAATACACTAGTAGTATCTATCATTTGTGACAAAGTTGACTATACAAAACTTAAAAATGTTTGCAAAACTTTAAACACAGAGTTAAACCAACAGGCTATCATGGTAGAGATTGTCAACACAACAGCGTTATTCATTAGCGATAGACTATGAAAATAATACTTTTATTCATATTAAATTTACTTCTATTATTAATTATATAAAACTATGATTCAAAATTTATCACAATTAAAACAATATTTTAAAAATGGCGGTGCTATTAAAATGATATATCACGCTATGGGTGACTGCAAAACAATAGGTGTTATCCGTAAAGCCATAAAAGTGCAAACAAATGCTGTCAAGTTAGAGGACGGAAGCTGGTTAGAGTACCCAAAAGCATCATTGATTGAATTTGTAAAAAATGGGTTTAGCGTATATAGTAATTATGATTGGACTTTGCAAAAATTTACACCTGATAAAAAAACAGTATTAATGAGTTATACATTTGAAAAATAAAACTATGTCACAATACCGCTACAATCAATTATCAAATGTTAATTACGTAGGAGAATATCCTGCAAAAATCAAAATTACAAACACAGAAGGAAAAACAAACTGGCTAGATATAACCCACGGAGAATTAACAGCTATTATTAAACTATTAAAAAAAGATAAATAAATATGAAATATACACAACTAAAAAAGCTTAATGAAGAAAAATATAGTGAAGTCTTAAAGAACAATAAATCATTTTTTGCATTCAGTGATAGACAACTAGACGAAGGCCTAAAAGAGAATGGACTGACACTCGAAGAGGTAACAGGCCTTAGCATGGGTCAAGTGATACCACGCGCTAACATAGAGAAGTACAAACAAGATGTAAAAGATATAGACTTATGGTACAACGAAGAGTTAAAGAAAATTAATCCAGACGAAGTTATCGAGTATGAACTGTGCAACTATGAATCATACTATACCGGTAGTCTAATAGATGCAATGAAAGTATTAGAAGCTCACGGCTATACAAGAGATCAAGTATTAAAAGTTTATAATAAAAATCAATCCAAACACTATGAAGACTAATAAAATTACAAGTATAAAAAATAGAATAAATAACAAGATATGGAATATTATATTTAGAAAATTAAGAATTGATATATCTATGAAAATAGATGGGGAAATGCCGACAAGAGATATTGAATTAAAAATTAACGAAATAGCTAGAGAGGAGATAGTAAGGGCGTTTACTTTTGAAAAAATAAATATATATAAAAATAATGGGAAAACTTTAGCAACTCAATCAATTTACTATAGGGGATTTTTAAAATAACTATGAATACAAAAATTAACAAAAAAGATAATTTAGTTTATGTTAATAGACAGATACAGCAACATATAGACACTAGGATTGATGGAAAATATAAAATTCTACTCATGCAAATACAGAACTTAATAGCCTATAAGGAAGCAAATAACACTCCAAAGGCTTTGGACTTGTTACTAGAGAATGGAAAATTTCTATCAAACTATGATGATGTTAACTTGTTGTTAAAATCCATAGGAATACAGGCTCAAAACACTGGCTATTATAATGTTAGTAATTGGAACTTATACAAGAAATTAGTTATTAACAATGCTATAGAATTATTAAAATTTAATCATCTACTATAAATATGGAGGTAAAAACAAACTTAAACAACTATGAAACAAAAAATAGCAATATATAACAAAAAGACTCATATCTTAAACTATTGGCACAATAGACACGATCGACACGACATACCGTGTAGAAATATATCTTGTGCTAAATTTTTTGTGTTTGTTAGCAATAAGTTAAACAGATGCAAACAGTTATTAATTATAAAATAATATGGAATATAAAATATTAGTAAATTATTTAAGTGAAGGTTATAGCCTTCATGATGATACTTATAACAGTATAGATCAAGCAGTAAAAGAAGCAATAAAAAAAAGTAATGGATGTGAATTTTTAATAATTAGTGTTATAGATTGGAGGGCTATCGATGAAAACAACAATTAAACTAATTAAAACTATTATTGAAATAACAGTCATCTATTATCTATTAACAGACTATAGACAAATGGCTAATTTTTTAGGATGGGTAATGTTAGCACCGGCTATAGTTGCAATAATCTGCGCGGTTATAATAGCTATTATAAAAGATAACTAAAATTACCCCCTTTACAAGATATAAAATATCTGTTATAGTTAATTAATTACAAATTTACAAAAGGAAAATAAAAAAAATGGCACGCAAACTCAATGGAATCTATAGAGCTAAGACTAATCATGGTCAATTCGATCAAGTCTATAGAACTAATGAATCAGTTAAATTCATCAAGTACACCGGTAAATCTATCAAAGGTGATTGTAGAATTAAATATGAACTCTTGAACTTTAAAGGTGAAGTTATTGCAAAAAGCAATAAATTCCGTAGATGTGATATTGACTGGTCTATCAGATATACAATAATTAAGTAATGTCTTTGAGTGTCTAGCGGGCAGGGCTAGGCACGATTAAGCCATTAAAAAAGCTACTTCCAAGGCTTAGTAGCAAAAAACGAATAAAAATGAATACAGAAATAATGCATCCTATATTAGATGAACAATCCCTTGAAGAATTAAATACTTTAGTTAATGAGGGCTATCCACTAGAAGAGGAAGACATCGAACAACTCCGTTATCAATTTACATTAGAATAATGTTTAGAGTAGGAGATATTATCAGAGGAAAATCGAATAATACTTATTCTATGACCACTGATAAGGTGAGGTGTGAAGTTTTGGATATTATAGGACTTGATAGAGTAAACAGAGAACAGTCTATATTAGTTAACATCTTAGACGGTTATGATAAAGGGACACGACACACAGTTGAATCTAATAAATTTGTTTTAGAGAAACAAGAAGGAAATTTTTTAAAAATTATTAGTTATAAGTTAAAGGTTAATAAAAATAAAAAATATGGACAAAATAAACTATGATGACTATAAAGTAGGAACAAGAGTATTGATAATAGGTGATAACACCTACGGCAATAGGTGTAGTTATCCAGAAGGTGAGATATTAGTAGAGAGTGGAAAAGTTGCAAGAGTTAAGTTTTTAGATGGGAGTACAGATGTTTTTAATAAAGAAGATCTTAAAATTATAAATTTAACAGAGGAGAGTACAATGCCAGTTACAGCTAGTACAAAAAAAACAGTTTGCGATATTAATTTTTCAAGAGTAAAAGGAGACCAAATACTATCTATAAAAGTATCCAAAGAGATAGCAGATCTTTTTGTAAACTCTAACGGAGTCGGCACAAGTGACGTATATCTTGATAGCGCAGGAGCAAAGTTAAAATTCAATAAAGAAGACAACAAGCTAGAACAATACACAGAAAAATTTAGAAACCAAAGCTATAGCTTAAACTGTGTACTTAATAGATACGGCACTAACTTAATTGTTGATGGAAAATATAACTTTTCAGTCCTCAGAACTATAGGTATTGAAGACGGCGTAAAAGTAAAAGTTAATGACCTTATTCTTGAGGATGATGTAAATAACTGGGTGCAAGGTCTCGGAGCTTTTATCAAATTCTTATACAAAAACTATATTGATAGGGTTGAAGTAAAAGCTACTATTGTATTAGAAGTTTAATCAAAAATATTACCCTCTAGGGTCACACTTAGAGGGTAAATTAAAGATAATAATATGAATATAAATAAAACGATTTTTTTCAATGAGTACATAAATAAAGTCGGTATTGAGTTTGAAGGATTATTTAAACAAACTTTATTTGATGAACTAGGAGACAATTTGAGAAACTCAGACCCTCAATTTGACAATTTTCATAGTGATGGATCAATAAGTGGAGGCTACAGCAATGAAATTGCTTATGAATTAATAACTAGACCACTAGGAGAGGACGATTTAAATACTGTTATAGATAGAATGGCAGACTATCAAAATAATAAATTATATAGGCTTAATTCTTCAACTGGTTTACATTTCCATGTTTCGTTAAATAAATGTTACTATGCTTATATAGATAATAAGAGCTTTTTTGATAAGTTTGTAGAAATGTTTAAAAAAGTTTGTCCGGAAGTTTACAAAGAAAGGAAAGAATCTTCATATTGCAGGTTTCAAACTAGTGATAATCATTTTAGTCTCAGTAGTCCAAGTAGATATACCGCGGTTAATTACTGTTATAAGAAGCATGGGACAGTAGAATTTAGAGCTTATGGAGGGTCTAAAGCAACTATTATAGGTCTTGCAGAGGTTATAAATAAAACACTTGCACTTATAAAAGAGGAAATAGAGTATCAAGAGGATATTTTATGTAAAAGTGAGAATAAAAATGTAGAGATTGAAGAATCAAACGACTGTAAAGCAAGAGTTAGAAAGTTTGAATATAAAAGAGAAATAGTTAGGCCAAGAGAAATACTCATAAGAAAGATAGAAAGACCTAAAAATGAGTCTGTAATATCATTTAAAAGTTTATCAATTAAAAAAAATATAGAGGTAGATATTACCTATAACTAAATATGTGCAAAATAATAACAATAATAAATAAAAATCCAGCGAACAACGAAGTTATAAAACAAGTTATTCAAGGTAATTCTGAAGCATTAAAAATGGAGAGAAACGGTTATTCAGTGCTTAGAAATGGAGAAGCAAGTTACCATTTACCTAGTGAATATGGAGCTTTTGCTGAGAATGTAGAATACAACGGAGAGGAAATGTTTTGTATACATACAAGAACATCGACCGGTGGTGATAGTGACACAAAAGGTTTACATTTAAAAAATGTAGACGGTTGGTTTTGGGCGCATAATGGCACTGTAAGCCACTTTATGGGGGTCAAAGACTATAATGACAGCCATTACTTTTTTAATTCATTACTTCAAAGATTAGAGGGTGAAGAATACGATAATCCAATCGGTAAAGAAGCTATAGAAAAAGCATGTAAAGACTTTGGTTTTAATGGTAAAGGGTTTTTGTATAACCATGACAAAAAAATATTCCAATGGTTTTGTAATAGTTTTAGCTATATTTATCTCTTAGAAGGTACTGTAATTATTACAACATGGGATATGTCTACAAAAATGTATGAATATGACATTAAAAATATATTAGGTTTTGAATACTATACGAATGTTAGAGAATTTACTATCCCATTTTTACACACTGAAAAAATTGATGACACAATGTTAACAATGGTTGATTTTGAGTTAATAGGCAGAGAAAAAATCTCTACTCGTGGCTATACTGGTGGTTATTACAATAGATACAATCAAGGAGCTACAGAAATAAAAAGTCCCAGTACAAATACAAATTCTATCGACTATAGAGGACTCACAAAAAAAGAACGTAAAATATTAAATAGAGCAAATAAAGCGCTTAAAAATGCAGGTGAAGACGTTATTATTTTTGACTCACAGGGAAATATTGTGAAAGATGACAATGCCAGTTTATTAGACAAATACGGTGAGTATAAATTTAGAGGCCATGAAATAAAGGAAGTTGAATAAATGACACGCCAAAAGGCTATTAAGGCCTTATTTGATACCGTCCCTAAGAAACAGGGAGTGAGAATTTATATGAATACTAATTCAGTTGTTAGATTAGTAGGAGAAAAGTTAAAAGATGAAATATTTATCAAAGGTTTTTACTATGATAAAGAAAATAACAACAAATATTATTTAGTTTAAAAATAAAAATGAAAATAACAGAATTTAAAAAAACATTAAGAGAGCTAAAACTAACACACGTAATGGTTGCCAAAGTTATAGGTTATTCTAGAGAGAATATAACACTTTTACTCTTAGGAGATAATAAAACAACAAAGATTAGAGAAAAACATATATGCAAGGAAATATCTGACTTTATAGCCCTTAGAATATTAGCTTTACCAATGAATGCTAAAAGAAAAGCAATAAAAGAATGGTTTAAAACATTAGACTACTAATATGCAAATAGAACATAAAATTATTCTATTTTGGAAAAAGAGAGGGATAAGACTCTTCAGAGGGATTAAAGATTATAAATATTGGAGCAAAGTATATGCAAAATAATAAAATGGAAATAGTTAAATTAGATGATCTGTTAAAACATCGTGATTTACTTCAATCAATAAGTAATAAAACATTTAACTTTTCTATAATAAATAAACAGCACCCATTATCTACCGTAAACGATGATATGGAAGCTGAAGAAATAACACAAATATACAAGAGAATTATTGGAGAAATAACGGAACTTATCAATAATTTTTATAAATAAGACCTATAGCATTTTGACATAGTTGGTACTATTTACACCGGCTTAGTGTAGGTGTAAATTAGTCTAATGAAATTCTCTTCCGGACACTTAATAACACTAACTTTACTAACTAGTAAAACGCCTTCAATATCCGGAAGAGTTGAGGGCGTTTTTTTGGTTAGTAATAAATAAAACTATGCCAATAAACTGCTACATTCCCTCACATATTTTAAAAAATAAAATGAAACCTATTGAAAAATTAATATACGGGATAATAATAGCCAGTACTGATAGTGACAAATGCTGTAAATTAACCAATAAGGAAATAAGTGACGTTGTTGGAGTAGAACCAAAACAAATAAGTAGGTATATAAGTAATTGGGTTAGTAAAAAGTTTATAGTTAGAGAGTTAGACAGAAATGAAAGAGACGAAATAACAGAAAGAAGAATAAAAATATGGGAAGATAATTCTGTGTTTGATGCAGTAAGTGATAATAAGATACAAGAAGATACAATACGACCTATCCCCCTACAGGGGGGTACCCCCCTAGAAGGGGAAGTATATATATATAATAATAATATTAACCATATAACTAGTAACAATATAAATAATAAACTAGTAACTAGTAACCAATTAACTAGTAACGATATATGGGAGATCAGTAAGAAGTATAGAGTTGACTATGATGATGTTAAGGATACCTATGAATCGGTTATGTTATCAGTGCATGGAGGTAATAAATATAAAATTAAAAACATTAAGCTTGCTACTATTCAATGGCTTAAAAGAGCTATGAGAATGGGACAGATAGAAGTCCTTGATGATATGGGTATGCAAATACAAGCCATTTATCATGATCCGGATATTGTTGAAGAAAGAAGACTAGCAAGAGAACAAATGAAAAAGGAGGGTTTTATTTAATATGACAGATATATACAAAGCAGGTAAATATTACTTATCAATTGGCTGGAGTGTGTTGCCAATAATTCCAGAAACAAAAACACCAGCTATCCCATGGAAAAAATATCAAGAAGAAAGACCTAATTGGGATGAAGTAAAAGAATGGCTTGATAGAGGATGGCATTTAGCAGTAATCACTGGTGACATATCGGGTGTTTTAGTAGTTGATGACGATAGAGTAAAACACGGACTAGAAGAATGGGGTTTTACAAGCCCTGTAACAGCGACTACTCAATCGGGTGGCAAACATTATTACTTTGTCTATAATCGTGAGCTACACAGCCACTCAAACGCTGATATTAGGGTTGATTTAAAAGCATGGCACTCATATTGTGTACTTCCACCATTTAATAACAGAACATGGGCCTCAGTTCCTAGTTTTGAAAATTTAGGAAAAATGATCCCTGTTAGTGATGACATCATTAGACTTATTAACTCAGACTGTAAAACTTCAACAGGCCAACCTCAACCCATCATAATGAGTGATTTTATTAAGATTGAAGAAGGAGGCAGAACTGATGCTTTACATAAAATAGCTTGTTCAATATTTGCTAAATATCCACGTGAAGAAGGTTTACAAATACTTTTAGGAATTAATCAAACATATTCACCACCTGTTACTGAGGAGGAATTTAAATATCAAACTAGTAGAGCTTATGAGTTTGTAATGAATAAAAAGGTTGAAAATGAGAAAGAAAAAATAGGTTTTGTTAAGCCTAAAACTTTACAGGATTTAATTGAAATAAGAAAAGAGGAAAGACCTTTAGAGGCTAGTTGTCCAAAAACAGGACTATATAAACTAGACGCAATGGTTAAAGGTTTTGTTCCTAAACATATTTACACTATGACTGGTAATACAAATGTTGGTAAAACTTCCGCAGCTTGTGTTTTTGCTGTTAATGTAGCTAAACAAGGTAGGAAGGTACTTTATTTAGCATTAGAGCCTGACACCGGAGTTATCGAGTATATGGCATCAATAGTGGCAGATAAACCATTTAATGAATTAGACCCTGATACTGATTATAATTTTGGTGAATTACCAATTGATGTTTATACAAAAAAAGAAGTCAAAACTTTACCCCGCCTTATTGAATTAGTTAGTCAAAGTGAGAGATACGATTTAATTATTGTAGATCATATTGGTTACTTTGTTACTAGTCCAGCTAACGCTACTCAAGAACAATCAAATGTAATGAAAATTTTAGCTGAATTAGCGACTAGTCGGTTGAGTTCAGTCTTAGTTATTGCTCATTTAAGAAAGCCTAGTCATAGCTACTCAAAGAAACAAAAAATACCAACAATGGATGACATCTCCGGATCTGGAGCATTTAAACAAGACTCAACTGATGTATGGATTTTACATAAGAATTTAGTTGAAGGAGACGAGACAGGATCAATGTTTTCTAACGATGGGCTATTGATAGTAGCTAAGACTAAAAATGGAACTAGTGGACCTATACCAATAACTTTTGGTGATAAAAAAGCAGGGATTAAAGAATCTTATGTTTTTAGACCTCTTATTACCCCGCCAACTGAGGCAGAAATGAAGAAGAAAAAAGAACAAGAAAACAAAAAATTAGAGGAAAAGGCTTTAGAGCTATTTGTCTAATTACCCCCTTGACAATTATAGCAATAAATGTTAAACTATTATTAATTAAAAATTAAATAAATAAGTATGCCAAAGTATTCAATGCAGGACCGAAAAGTTAAATTTCTTGATACAAAAATTTTACAAAATAGAGGGTATTCTATAAAAGAAGTTTCTTCAAAATTAGGAATTTCTTATGTAATAGCAAGCAGATACTTTAGATGCGATACTTATGCAGATTATACAAAATTAACATTTAATTATAATTTTCCAAAAGGTCATTTTTCATTGTATAAATTTTTAAAATTAATAAAAAATAAAGTCTATGGCAGATAATTGGTCTATAAAATATGTCATATCAGATTTTTTAGGAGGCGGAGTTACTTTATCCCCAACACCTAGAAAAGAAATATGGGCATCTGATTTAGGCAAACCTTATTTTGATACCTACAATAAAATGATTGGCACTCCATACACCAATCCTACAGACGGACATGGAATGATAACTTTTCTGCTAGGTAAAGCTATGGAAGATGGAATATATAAAATGTTAACCAGTGTAGGGTTAGCTTTTGAATCACAAGAGAGATTAGTTATTGAAACAGAAGGTAACTTAAATGTAGTAGGTAGACCTGATTTAATACTTTGTATAAAAGATTGGGATGAAGTTATTAAGAACATTGAAAAACTAGACCCAAAAGAATATCGATTAGAAGGTCTTAAACGAATAGTAGAAAGATACAAGGAGCAATACCCTGAAGGTCTTAAAGAAACACCGTTTGAGATCAAATCAATCAATTCTAATGCTCTTAGGTATAACAAAGTAAAAGGAATGGCTAATGCTTATCCATTTCACCATTTGCAGTTGTTTACTTATATGAAAGCAAAAGGCTATAAAGAAGGACATTTACTTTACTTAGCAAAAGATACAGGTTATATGGAAGAAGTTATAGTCAAATGGACTCCAGAATTAGAAGCTAAATGGCTTAAAGAAGTTAGTAATATATCAAAATATTACCAATCAAACACAATGCCTGAATTTGAGCCTTCTACGATTGATGGTAAAAAAAATTGGTTAGTAGATTACTCAAATTATAAAGATTTAATTAAAAGTTTAGAAACACAAAAAGAGGCAGAAATACCTGAAATAATACAAATATAATTATGGAAAATAAAACAACTATAAGACCACTTAATGGGTATTTATTAGTGGCTAAAGAAAGTGTGTCAACTGAATCTGGAATAATTGTATCTGGTGGTACAAATGATGGACGTGCAGAAGTTATCGCTGTAGGTGAACCAATAACAATTGACTATAATACCGGATCAAAGATGTATTCGCCTGTTAAAGAAGGTGACAAAGTAATTATCAAATTAGGAACAGGTCAAATTGTAGAAAAAAGTGAAAATTCAACTATGCTAATAGGGTTTCACGATGTTATAGCTATTATTAATTAATTATTAAAATAAAGGAAAACAATTATGCCATGGACAAAAATATCCAGCAACAATAACGCAACTTGGGACTTTGAAAACAATCCTGAAGTTGAAGGTCAATTATTAAGTTTTAAAGAGAATGTAGGACCAAACAACTCTCGTGTCTACTCTATTAAATTAGAAGATGGGACAGTAGTTGATATTTGGGGAGCTACAGCTCTTGATAGAGATATGGATTTAGTCGTAAACGGATCTGATGTAAAAATCAAATATCTAGGTTATAAAAATAACCCTAAAACTAACAGAAAGTTTAAGAACTTTGAAGTGTACTCACAACCACACGTAACATGTGCTGTTAGTACAGAAGCTTCTGAAACTAACGAAGACAATTCTCTACCTTTCTAGCAATTTTCTCCCTTTTAGTAGGGAGGAGAGAAGGAGGAGTTTAAAGCCTAGCGAGAACCCTTCCTCTCTTTTCTCTACTAAACTAAATTAATAATTTAAAGATTAAAAAATGACAGAACAACTTAGAGAATACATCTTTTCAACAGATGGACATATAGAAACACACCGTTGTAATCTATGTGATTATGAACTTAATTATAATTATGGTCTAGCTAGTCCTGAAACAATAGCAGAGGATAAAAGAGAACATAATGCTACTTGTGAGTTAGTAGTTAGAAATGAAAAAAATGAGTGCTAACGACATAATTTATATAGATAGACAAACTAAGCAAGTTTTTTATCAAGGTTGTGCAGATAATGATGATTATGGAAAACTAATAGGTCAAGGAACTGATTTAGAAACAGCTATTAAAATAGCAGAAGATTATTTAGGTGATGATTATATTCCTGAATATGGAATTAATTTTATTAGTTTACAAAAGGAAAAGTAAGAATATGAAAAAATTAACATTTTTAGATAAATTAAAAGAATTTTTAGATATAAAACATATTGTTTATCAAATAACATTACCTATTTATCTATGGTCTATTGGTTATAAAAGTCTAAATAATTATATAGATAATATTTATAATATAGAGAAGAATTGGAGAGGATAACAAAAATGAAAACATATAATATAAGTGTTGATTTTGAAACAAACGGATATGATAATATTGGAAACATTTTCAAGGTAATTTATATAATTTTAA